TCATCACTGGGCAATGTGGCGTCATATTCGCGTTGGAACTCTCCACCAATAGGAGAGCTTGCGCTGATGTTAGAAATATCCTGCTCTGCATCGGCAATGGACTGGCGGATGGATTCCATAGATGCTTCACGCCTTGCCATGGCCTTGGGAGCCTTCATGTAGTCAAAGCCGTATTTAAGTCCTTCAACCCCGCTACCCAACATGCCGCCAATAATCAAAGCCTTGAAGCCATTGTTGACAATTTCAGATGTTGTTAAGTTCGGGTTAAAGGTTGCCTGTTCGACGAATCCCTGACCAAGCTGCGCCACCAGTTCTTCAACACCCTCCACGGTGCCTCCCCCTATAACATTTGGCATAAACCTGTCTAGTTGAGCCTTGTATGCTGGGGTGTTTAGCTTGGCCTTGATGGCGTCTGGCCCCTCTCTAAATGGAGACTCGGAGCCTCTTTTGCCACCAAGAATCGTAACAGTTCCCTCAATTAGTGCAGAGAGCGCGGCGGGAAGTTGGGCCTCTTTGATTGCTTCTGCCCTCGCTTGAGTAGGCTCCATGCCCCCATCGATCTTTTCTTTTTCCAAAGTCTGGATGGCCGAAGAGAGAACGCCGCCATAAGACTGGGCCATGACCGCGCCGACAGAAGACCCAAAGCCGATATTGCTAACAGTCTTGGGCTTAAATCCTGCCCTCTTGGCCCCAAAACCAACCGCACCACCAAAACCTACTTGCACCCCAACTTGAAGTGCGCCACTCGCAAGATCCTTAACAAGGGTTGGCCCGCCAATTTCTTGAGAAATGCGCTCAAGCCTATCAATCTCGTCACTGGTTTTGCTGGCTGCATCCAAGAAGGGATCGGCAAACTTTTGCGCTCCCAAAATGGAAGCTGTTGCCCCAACAATCGTTTGACCAGCACCAAGAAACCCAAGGGCCTGTTGCCTGAGTCCAATACCAGTTTGAACGCCAGCTTTGGGAATGTTGCTCAACCATCCATCGTTGCGCCCCTTCCACTCGGCAATCTGGCGTTCTGGCGATACATCTTCAAGATTATTGTTTTTTACAAAGCTGTTAAATTCGCTGACGTTTTCTTTCAAAAATGGGTATTCAATCTTTGCCGCTTCTTTTTGTAGTTGCGGGATTCCATTGATGGCCGTGCGCTTCTTGGAGTCAGAAATGTCAAGTGCTTCGATCTCGGCCTTGATTCCTTCGGCGTCCCACACATGGAGGGGGGAGATGCGGATCTCGTTGTTGACGATTCCGACCTTATTCGTTCCTTCAGCCAAATCCACCATGGCGCGGGCTTCGCGGAATAGGCGTCCTTTTTCGGGATCGTCTTGATTAAGAAGGGAATCCCGCAACTCATTAAATTCCTCGGCATCCGCTCCAGTTTCCAAAAGGAATTGATCTACTGTCTGCCCCTTGGCGAATGCCTGACTAATAACTTCTGCCGCATTGTTAATTTTGGTTTCGTTTTCCTTAAAGCGCCCCACATATTGATTGGTCAGATCTTTCTCTTCCGCCTGATACTTAGCTTGAATAGCTGCCATTGCCTCCTTGCGCTTATCGGTATCTTCAATAGTTTGGGCTTGAACGTATTCTTGTTCGGCGCGAGCATCGATATCATACAAAGCTTCTGCCGCTTGATCCCCAAACACCCCGCTACCACGGCGATCTTCGATGTAATCGATACGGGCCTGTTTTTGTCTTTCGTTGAATTTCTCAATCTGGGGCTGAAGTTCCGCCACTTTGTTTTGTGCTGACTGCACGGAGAATCCCGAATTAAGAAGACTGTTCCAAGTGGTCTGCAATTCTTGCTCTTCTTCTGGGGTGCGCGTTTCCTTCGCCCCCAGTTCCTGATACCTTGCCCCAAGCTGTTCATAGCCTTTGCGGGCATCACTAAACTCCTTGGTTGTTTTATCCCAGTCGGAAAGAAGTTGTTTGTTGGGATCTTGTTGGGGCTCGGTGGTGTTGGTTTTATATTTATCCCACCAATTGGCTTGCGGGGCCATCTCCGGTTCGGCCTCTGCGGGTGCGGGCTCCGGTGTCGCTTCGGGCTCTGGCGCGGGTGTAGACTTGTATTTGTCCCACCAATTACCCTCCTGTGCTACTGGCTCTGCGTCCTCTTCTTCTGGAGCAACGGCAGCACCACCAGTTTTGTACTTATCCCACCAGTTGCCATTTGCCATGATTAAGGAATAGTTATAACAGTTATTCCATCGGGAGCAAGAACTCTATCTCCGCTATTGTAGTTCTGAAGGTCATCCTCATTGGCCACCTTGGGAATCTTCAAAACAGCAGCGGCACCACGAACGGCGGCGCGGGCCTTGGCTACATCTTGTGGTTCGGCCCCTTTATCGCCAGCCATCCCTTCATATGTGGCAAGAGCCTTGTTGTAGTCATCAAACCTTGTTTCGGACTCTTTCTCCGTAGCTTTAGTTTCCTTCCTTCCCTCAATAGCTTTTTCTGCTTCGGCAATGATGGGCTTGGCCTTATTGGGATCAAACTTAACAACCCCAGCGGGAAGATTAGGAACAAGCATTCTGGCCTGTTGTTCTGGAGTTAGATTGTATTTTACAATATCTGCATTTATTTGCGCCTGCTCTTCCCCCTCTTCTTCCATTGAGATGGTGCGATCTTTTTCTGCCGCCACCCTTGTATTGTAAATATCGTCCATCGTGGCAATGATCGGACTTACTTCTTCATTTTTTGTTGCTAGAGGGAAGTCGCGAATAAGTTGTGATCTGCGTTGAAGATATTCTGGCGACTCTGGATCAAGTGGCGGAATTGTATTTCCCGCTGAATCAACCCCGCCGCCATTTAGACCAGCCAAAAATCCCGAAACATGCTGATTGGTTCTATGTTTTATATCCTGTGCTGTTCTGCGTGTTTCGCGCTTTAACTCTAAATCTTCTTCTTGTAGTTGCCTGTCTCGGAGCGAGTCTTCTATTTCTCTTTGTTCTTTGGCGGCTTGTCTGGCGGCTTCTTGCTGATCAATAAGCATTTTGTATTGCGCGTCCCACTCCTGCTGCATGCGAAGACCTCGACGAGTAGTGGCTTCTGGGCGATCACCCAGTCCTCCGTATTCTTTGGGGAGATCCATCGGGTCGCGCTGACCAGCCATAACTTCAGAAGCAACCCAAGCATCTTTTTCTGATCTACTAGCCATCGGTGAAATGCCGCGACCTTCGGCAAGTCTGGTAATATTTTCACCAGAAAGAGGCGATTCTCCCGCTGCGGCAAATCGTTTGCGCTCTTCTGTCGAGGACAATGGAGACGCCCCCCATCCGCGTTCTATGCGCCAAACGTCAGATGATGTCAGTGGTTCAGCCATAAATCAAACACCATAACCAAAATTAAAACTCATTGGATTTCCGATGCGGTTATTATCAAGAATTGGAGTTAAAGCATTAAAATTCATTCCTGTATTAAAGCCAGATGCCTGATATGGCTGGGGGCCTCCGGTTGGAATATTAAAAGAACTTCTAATTCCAGCAACACTGCCTCTTTGCGCCATAGGAGTTCCAAACTGTGGAACCATTGATTGAAATTGTTTTTGGATGCCAGCAATAGATGAGGGCTGTTGAGATGTATATTCGTTTCTGGCCTGTCTGATTGATTGCGGACTCATTCCTGATTTATAAGCTTCTTGAGTGGCCCCAGCCAACGCTGCTCTTTCTGCTCTTTTTTGTTTAAAAAATTCTTCCTGTTGCGCGATTTTATTTTGGGCCATTTGCAGGCCTTGTGATCTAATTTGCGCCAACAATGCCTGTTGCTGTTGCGGGGATCTAGAGCTTTGCTGATCTATGGAGCGGGGCGCGGCCATATTGGCTTGCTGTTGATCGGTGGCAAAAATTGTTCCACGCGGAGTCTGGATGGCGGTTCTTCCCATTTGCCCCGCCGTCTGGGCTCGATTAATTCCCACCGATAGAGCCCCACCCTCAATCGGAATTGAGGTTTGTGGAGCTAATGCCATGCTATTAAGCGGCTGACGGAAGCTATAACCCTCACCACGAAACCCTCCCCCTCCCGTAAAAGAAGCTGGCTGACCGAAACCGAAGGCTTGTGCCTGCGGCAGTCCTAAAGATCCAAAGTCTCTTGATCCCATCTCCCTTGATCCAAAAGCGCCACCAGAAAGTCCAAGCGAAGATGGATATGCGGAATTTATACCACCAACTCCGATTGTTGCGGGCACCTTGCTGGTAAACCTAGTTGAACCCGCCTTCTGTTCTGATGGTCCGATATTTGAAAAATTAGAAGGAAAAGCAGAAACGCCCTGCATTCCCAAGCCCCAACCGAATTGGTTGGGCATAACCATTCCTCGCTGGTTTGAAATCCTGTCTTTTTCTTCTTGTGTCATATTATCGCATGTTAATCATTTGTCGGGTCAGCCAAGGTGCAACTTGCATAACCCCTTCTTGGCCCGCGTTATATTCTTTTAGTTCGGCGTTGAGAAGGAGAATCGCACGATCCATGTAGTATTGGCCGCGTTCGACATCGGCCTTCTCTTCGGCGTTCAGAGCCATGAGACCAAGCTTGATGGCTTCCAGAGAGTCGGGATAGAGGGGGTCGTTGTCGGAGATAGCCCAGCAATGGCGGCGTTTGAAGATGCCTTGAACAGCGTCCCAATTACGATCCACGATGTAACGCCGATAGCTTATTGCCCGCTCCCCAGCCTCGTATTTGGCCAGAGTAACCGAACCCGTGGTTGCCGATAGCGTGATGGTGCCCGTGGTAGGGGTTTTCTCGACACTATAGATTTCCTTGAATGTCTGACTGGTGGTTTGGGTTCCGTTTCCAAGGTCAAGACGAATGCCCTCCACTCGTTCACCATCCACTGTAGAAAAGATCTTATCTCCATTGTTGTCCTTTCCGCGAATCCAGATGTAGCTTCCAGCACACTCTGTTTCACTGCTACTCAGGGTCAGGGTTGAGGCGGTCTCAATGTCCCTGAATGTAACGTAGCCCTCCCCGATATCCTGCAACGGCCCACTGTAGGCTTGGTCTGATTTACGGATGCCGCGTCCTTGGGGCAAATACTGGTACCACTCGCTCTGAACTGCGGTGGTCTTGTAGCCCGCCTTGCCCCCTCGGATACAGGTCTCTAGATGGCGGGGGAGGGTAATGAACTTGTTGTCGTTGGCGTCCTCGTAGGCTGTAATCGTGGCCTGTTGAATGAGGCCAGCCCATTTGCCCTCGCTGTATAGCCTCTCCAAAACCCGATTGATATTGTTTCGGAGTTCGGCTTGCGCGTCAAATCCCGCCAGATCGGGGGGATCAGGGACGGGAACAACCGAGTTCGGTAATCGCTCTACGCAGAGGCCAAGGGTCAATGAGGACATTTTGCCCGCAAAGCTACCACCCTTCCAAAGGAAGGTCAATAGTAGAGATTACAAACCCTCCCAAAGTTCTCCGCGCCCCAACTTATCCAGATACTCACCAAAGGTTATTTGATCATGCTCATTGTAGATGTAATCAAATAGATAATCTTCGGCCTCCTTTGGGAGATCTAGCTTCTTGCAAAGCTTCTTGAAATACCGATCCTGCACCTTGGACAACTCATTGATGAAGTCTTTGGCAGCAAAGATGCGGTCATCTGGGTGGCGGCTCATTCCTTGAACTTACCCTTCTTGGCTTTCATCTTCTTGTAGACCTTCGGGTCGATAGTGGATTTGGATTTCGGGCGGCTAGTGCCAGCTTTTTTCCGTGCGTTGATGTTATCGTATAGTCCTTTTTTCTTCATAGTATTATTTTCCTTTCTTAACTGATTTGCTTCCACTGCATCCCCACTTTTTGCGGGAAAGTTTGTTAGGAGAATTGGGATCACTCCGCCAATCACCTTTAATTTTATTACTGCGGGCACAGTAGGCATCCGCTCTGGGACTGCCAATCGGCCCAATCTTGCTTCCTTTAGCCCCATACTTCACGGTTTTCTTCCGTCCTGTTTCGGGGTTGGTAACTGTTTTACTGAATTTTTTCTTCATAGTTTTGTTATTTCTGGTTCTCCTAAAATGTTCCACCAAGTTCTTTCAAAAATTTCCCCGCTTCGATCCGTTTCAAGTCCAAGTTGTTGTGCTTTTTTATACCAATCTAGCGGCTTGGACAGAATTGTTTTTTTGGATGCGGCAAACTGCGCTCCAGCAGACCAACAAATTTTTTCTGGAACTGCGCCATCGTCGAGCTTTATCCAAAAATCTTTAACCATTGATTCGTTATTTTTTCCCGCATCTCTTTGTGGAAAGCAGCAGAAGGAAATGCTATGAATCGAATCAACAAGATCAATAATATTATTACAGTGGTCAAAAGGACAGCCCTGCAAAAATACAGTTATTTCTGCCAAACAGTCGTAACGAGAAATAATGTGTGTTAACCATTGTTGGGACTCCCGAAGCTTGGGACAATTGATGGTTTTTTTAGTTTTAATCAGCCCATTGTCGCGGGATTGATGTTTTTCTTCGCTGGAAAAAAGCTCATTTACTTCTTTGTATAAATAATAAAGCTCGCGGAGTTGGTCGATTTTTCCATAAAAATCGTTTTGATCGTGGTGTCTGTGGCGACTTTGAATCTTGTGTGAAATATTATTTTCTGGAATTCCACACCTGTAAATTGTGGTTATGTTTTGCCAATGTTCTGGAATCCAATTAACGATTTCATTGTAAGCTGCAACAATTATTTCTTTATTCATTTAGCTTTCTTCCAAAGTTGCAGAATTGCCTGACTTGGCAAAAATGCAAACATCTTGTTTCCTCACCCTCCCGTTTCTCAACGGCACCACCGATTCTTTTGGCGTGTAGCAAAGCTTCAGCCTCAGATCCGTATAAGCCACCATTAACGGCACGTTTCGCTCCTTTTTCTTTGAGGACGGCCCATGTTGTGGGTTTAGCCCAGCGTTCTTCCTCGGTGCAGACGGGGATGTCATCTTCCTTTTCTACCATCTTTGCCGCGTTGTGCAAGGCGATACGAGAGCGGATGTATGCCATTGTCTCGGCCTCATGCCAAATCTGGAGTGGGATTTCTTGGATGGCGCATTTAGGATAGTCGGCCTTGAATTCGGCGTCCTTGCGCTTCCAGTCCTTACAGACAAGCAGGATGGCAAGTTTCTTGGGGTGGATGCCATTGTGTTCGCAGAGGAGCTTGTTGACATTGGCTTGCCTTGTCCAGTCAAGCTTGTCATCGCTCATGGCCTTGTAGACGCTGGAGACCTTGTAGTCCCACAAGGTTTCGGTCTCGCGGTCAAACAAGTCGATCTGTCCTCCCAGCTTGACGCCGTCCACATCGATATAAAAACGTTGCTCGCAGACGTAGCGTTCGGGATTCCGCTTCGCTATCTGCTCCAAAACGTAGTGGTTGGCTGTCCCCAACATCGTCCATACTTTCTCGGAACAGTCCATGGTGATCTCGTTGCTGTGGCGTTTCCAGAGTTCGGAGATCTTTGGAGGTTGTGCCAAACCTGTAGTGGTGATGTCTGACTCCCCTTTGCTGTAGGTGTCCTCGCTGACAAGGTCTACGAAAGGCTGGGGTAAAGAAAATCGGTTGGTTATGATCATAGTGTTGTTATGAATCTGACGCTGTTTTTATAACAACGTTCAAAGAAAGTAGCGGGGCTGGGCGATCCCATATTTGGCTGAACCTGACGGTTAGATGTAAGATCTGCCGTTTTCGGCCACCCCGCCAAAGGATTATTTGCCCTTCTTCTTTTTGCTCATGCCAGCTTCCGACATAGCAATAGCCTTCGCTTGGGCTGGTTTGGTTACCTTCTGGCCCGAACTACTCTTGAGTTTTCCCTTGGAGTATTCGCGCATTACGGTTGCCACTTTCTTCTGGGCTTTAGTTTTCTTCTTCATATCTATGCTGCTTTTTCTAGTTGGTTGTTGGTTGCTTGCGGCGTTTTGATGCCCAAGAGTTTACAGATGTATCGGATGTGGAAGCACTCCTTGCGGAATTGATAGCTTGGACAAGTGCAGGTAATTGGGGCTTCTCCAACGTCAACGAGGTAGAAATCTTCTTGGTGGGTGCGTGACTGGATAAGAAATGTTCCCTGATCGTGCGGCAAAATCTTAATGCCCTTTCCATAGCTAGTCATTGGCCTCCTCTGGTTGCGGGGTTTTGAGGGACTCAGCCTTGCTTGCCCCATAGCCCAATTCTTCGGGACTGTAGGGTTGGATGGGCATCTTGAAGGTGTGGCCAGAGCGGTCTGCTTGGATGAAGAGCGAGGTGGCTATGCCTTGCCTATGTTCGTTGGGAAGGTCTAGCTCGACAGCAATGTCGTTGGCCTTCTTCACACACAACCTCATAAGGTTTGCCGCCTGACAGAGGAAGACTTTAACTTCGCGGTCTTTGGGTTCGGGATTCTTGACGGCCTCTCCTGCGGGCTTCTGGGGCTCTTGAGGATGTTTAAAGTCTTTATGCATCCTATCCAGCGCAACCACTGAGCTTTGCGCTGACTCGGCTTTAAGACCGCCCCGTGGTTGGATTGTGGTTGGCAACTCCGATCCCTTAACCATGGCGGCTTGGATTTCCATCGTAGCCGTTCCCTGCCTGTCGTTGCCCGAAGCAATAAGGACTACAGTCTTGCCGACATACTCTTTGAATCCATCTTCGATATCTTTATTCGGGATGAAGTAGGTATGATCCACTCCTCCGACTTCCACTGTTACCAGATGGAACTTTTTCTGATCGGCTTTACGAACGATGACCTTGGGAACCGATTTGATTGTGACCAGCTTCGGGCCGTTTTTGACGAGGTCGCCATGGTGGAGGCTGGGTGTTTTATCGTAGTTCTTTTGGTTGGGTTTTTGGAATGACATATGGTTTTGGTATTCTCTATATCCGACACTCGGCTTTGTCAAACGTTCAAAGTATTTTTTAAAAAAGGGCGGGGGGCAGGAAAAACCACTAACCTACCCCCCGCGATCATACACATGAAAACGAGGGAGAACACATACCCTCAGACCGCAATCTACCAGATTCGTTCAATCTTGCAAGGGTAAAATGACCTTGCTAGGATCGGGCTTTTAGAGTAGGTTGACTCGCAATCTATGGCCGAAAACCCGCCCCTGAATCGTATCTATGTCCTTGGCTACTCCGCCAATGATCGCGATTACCCAATTGTAAGCCTAAATGCCGACCCAAGGGTGGCTGGGTACAAGGTTCCTGAAGACCTCTCAACCTGTCCCGACAAACGCTATCCTAACCATGTATTTACGGGGGCCCAGCCCCTTTCTGGGGATGAACGGGTTCGCCATGTGTGGGAGATTCTTCCCTCTCCTTGGGTGCCATTTACCCGCTATGATGACGATCTAGGCCCGATTCAGGGTCGGCGCAGAGCGGTTAAAAATGAAGGACAGCAAGCCAGTTTGTCGTCTGATAAAAAGATATCATATGAAGGGCGGGACGGATCGGCCATTGTTTCTCTAGAAATAGAAGAGATTTGGTCTATAAAGACCGACGAAGATGAAAACTCTCTATTCCCAATAAAAGATCGGGATTTTTACGATCCAAGACTTGGCGCTGTTAAGGAAAGAAGGCAATTATTTGTTCCGACAGGGGAAGAAAAAGCATCAATTGAATTTAATGATCCTGTAGTAACACAGATTGGTTATGAAGCGTACAACGAATATCTATCATACAAGGTAACAACAACTTACACATTAAACGGCCCAGTTCGCAGAGAGGACGTTTATGATCCAATCAAAGGCCCGATTGAAAGGATTAGTCAGATTGTTTACGATGATGGAAGTCTTGAGGGATCACTTGTTAATAACGGCGGAATAATTACTCAGACATCTTATCAGCCCATCAATACTTTGGTTGTTGATAAAATTGTTGAAAAATATTCCGTAAGCGGCCCCCAATTAATCGGGCAAGCAACTGACAACGAAAAACAACTTGTTACTATAACAACGCAGCGAAAGGCGGCAGATGGATATGTTCCGCCAAATCCAACAGCAATCAAAACAGTTGAAGTTTCACGCGAAGACGCCGAATCAATAATTGAAAGAATTACTGAAACTCCAGAAATTTTTAGCGCAAAAGTTTTCTCAACAGAGCGCCCAGATCCGATACCAGAAAAGTTCAGGGTTCTTATTCCGTCTACCACAGAACAGTCAAACATAGAAGGAACTGCAACAACTCCTATTTTGTCTTCTGGGCAAATATCCAAAAGCGAACAGCAAGTAGATAAGTTTGTAAAGCGTATATCATCAACATCAAGAAATCAAACATTACTTCCAAGAACTCTTACACAAAAAACAACTAACAATGATTTGCAACTTGCAAATATTACAGAAACGCTTCAAGGCGGAGACACAACAGAGCAACCAACAGCAAAAAAAATCATTCAAAGCGAAGCTCTTGGAGATGGAAACTATGTAGTAAGAAAAACAGAGATTGATAATGTATTTGACTCTAAGCTTTTGTCGGTTCAAAAAACCGATCCAATACCTGAAAAATTCAGAATTAATAGCCCTCTCAATAGAACGGAGGAAACAAAAGAACAAACTACTGTTTCTATTCCAGTTTTAGAAGATAGACAATTTTTAAAATCAGAACAAAGGCTTACGGCTCACACTGTTCAATCTGTTACACTGCAAAGAGAAGAAAATTACGAAGAAATTAATAATAGAGATCTTGATGAGAGTTGGGGAATTCAACTTCCTTTTGTAGAATATATATCTTCCACTGTTGTAACTGGATACAATATTGAAGTTGAAGGACTTGGAGATGGAAATTATCTTGTTAGGGAATATAATTTAGATTCTCTTGAATCAATTCTTGGTGGATTTTCAATTGTAATTCCTTCATCTGCTGATGTTAATACTCCCAGAGTTCTTTCTGATGTTACAATTGCTGGGTGGCAGGAAGAAAAAAGTTTGGGAGAAAACGAATTTGACTCAAGTGGACTTAAAGGGTCTTTTGATTCTTTGACACAAAGAGACAACGGCTCAATATCCTCAACGCTTTCGCTGGTTCCAAAAATTGAAATAACATTTAAAGAATACTGGGGAAACAATATTCCAGCAAACATTCACATATTTTTTCTAGAAAAATCAAATCTTAACAGCGGCTCCATTAATTCTAAAGTTGGAGCAACTGGAAATTGGCCAGTGTTTAAACCAGAATCTTTTATTGCAACAGCTTATGGAGTATCAGAAACAAAAACAATTAGTGTCGGAATAAGCAGGGCAATGTCTTTTACTCGCAATGAAGAAATAGGCTATCAGCCAACAACTGAATCTCAGACAGATTATAAAAAATCTTTAATTCCTGTTATTATAAACATTCCTCCGTGTTTGCGCTCACAAAAAATTCTTAATTTAACAAATACTCTTAATGCTGACTCTGGAGAAATCAAACTAAACTATGAAGGCGTTACTACGTCAACTGGAGAAGAATTTCCTGCTGTAGAAATAATAAAACCCATATCTCACAGCATTTCTATAGACGATCAAATAACAATACCAGAAACAAATCAACCAGATGTTCCAAAAAACGGGAAATACATAATCAGCACATCCGTAGAGCCTTATAAATTTAATTGGTTTTTGGTCAGGGCTGTTGTTTTTGATGCTTCTGTTTTTGCTTGATTATGGAATTCAGTTCAAATATTAGAGCAAACGAAGTTGATGCTCGCAATAAGGAAAGGCGAGAACAAAAGGGATTAGCGTTTTCAATTCTTTCCACACAGTCTGGGCAAGAAGCCCTGTTGCAATCTATGGCAAAGGGTGGGCCGCTTGGACGAAAAATAGCTAGAGAAATAAAAAAGTTTCAGTCTTCTGGCAGGATTAGTGGATGGTTGGCCGATCAGACAATAAATAGCGCGATACAGTCATCAAGAAACACAAAAACAAACATTGATGAAAATGGATCAATCCAAATTGGATCACCCATTAATTTTGAAACAATTGAACCATTCAATGGGCTGCAAAAATTTAAGCCAGAAATACCATCAACAGCCACCGAATTAGATTTAAAACCTTGGGATATTTATGTAAAGAAAAAAGAAAATGACACTTATACGCTAAAGGTTAGGGGTGGGACAATCTCTGGAATTCTTCCAGAAAATTGGGATGATGAATTTACAGCATCCAAAGATACACTATGCTATGGAATTGTTACCGTAAAAACAGACGGCCAATTCATAAATGGAGCAGAAATAAATGTTTCAACATCTTTGCCTCAATACTCGCAAACAACTGAAAACTCCGCACCAGATGAGGCAGATTTTGTTTTTGGACTATTTGAAAACGGTATTAACATAAATACTTCTGGAGGAAGAGATATTTCTGTTCGTGTTCAAAATGTGTTTGCCACAGAAAGAACTGGCGGTTCGTTTGGAACGCCCGCTTACAATTTATGGTATAGAATACAATGATGATTTGGAGGTCAGCTACGATTCGCGGCGAAATGAATTTTGTCGCCACAAGTTCGTATACTCCAACCTTTCAATCACCAACCCAAGGAGGGGGCGGCGGAGGAACGACAGATAGCAGAAACGTTACTGGAACAACCTACTCTTACAATACATCAAGGTCATCCTCATGGAGCGGAACAGCAATATCTGGAGTCGGAACAAACAGGAGCACCATAACAACAACAAATAGCGGAAGCGCCTCTGGATCATCTTCTTTTACGAACCAAAAAACGGTAGTTCGCTACACCTCAACAACAAGAACGAGAACAGCAAACTTTGTTTCATATTCTGTTAGAACCCAGTCTTTACAAGCCGTCTATACAACAAAAACAAAATCAACCAATAAATTTGACACCATAAATTTTACTTCAACAACTTCTAATGTTCCAACACAGGCAAATTTTACTGAGCCAGTAAACACCACGATCACAATAACGGTGACAGGGGAAACAAACTCTGGAACCACTATTGGAAATACACATGATACAATTTATGAATTAAACACTTCAACAAATCCTAACAGGGTTTGGCTGGCGCTTACTACATTTTTGTACGCAAGCTCTTGGGATAGTCAAGCATTGCAAATAGACGATTATGTAACAACAGCAACAAAATACACAAGATCTGCTGATGTAAAAACAAGAAACGTGTTTACACAATATGATGATACACCAACATCAAGTCTTTCCGTGCAAGAGTCATCAAGTTCTTTACAATATGAAGACCTTGAATTTGATGAAAGTGACTTAACTGCATATTATTTTGGAAATAAATTTCCAAACACTGGCCCAGAAAACGAACAAAGTTTTTTTAGATTTGTAAAATATATATCGACTTTACGGGATACATTTATTTTTAATAGAACATATCAGCACAGAGGTAACACAGAACCAATTACAGCGTTTGAATCTGAATATGAAACATTCACAGAGGTATCGCCAAATCCAGTATTTACATATAAAGCAATACCCTTTATTCAAAGATTTGCAAACAAGATAAAAAGTTTTGCTTCTACAACAACATTTGCCTCTTTTCCAATTGATACAAATAATCAAGTTCAAGCTGGTGGAGCAGGAAACACAACCTACATAAACACCGAACCGTATTTGGGCATAAGGTATCAAACAACAATTAGAGAATTATTTGCATTTAGTAATTATCTTTTATGCAGCATAGCAAGTCCATTTGGAGCATTTTTAAGTGGACAATTTGGAAAAAATTTTACATTTGATGGCCCAACATTTAACGATGGAAGTTTTTTTGTTGCTGTGAATAGAGGAACTCAAGAAACGATTTTAGGACTTGGACAGCTTGATTATTTTTTTGGCTATGGTGGAATTTTTTCTCTCAACACATCAAGCAACAAAACATGGACACAAAGCGGGCCATCGTTTACATACCGAACTGGAAGCACAACAGAAAGCGCAATAGCTGGAATCGACGGAACAAAACACGAAGACGCAATAATTGGAGCTAAATATGTTTTTGGCGGAAAACCAGAAAAAAGCGCCACATTTTATCAAAGACTTTTGCGTGGAGCTTATTTTGATCAAGATTTTAACTTTTTTACAACAAGCGGCGGATTTACTACTATAAATCCAGAACAAAATGAATCAACAGCAATTTATTTTGATGCTCCATTTATTTGGCTTCAGGGTTTCAGGGGAGACAGGGATATTGATTATGAACTTGTTGAAATTGAAAATTGCCCAGTTCTTTACAAAGATAATTATAATACATTTATTGATATCGGCGTAAACCCATGATATTTTATAAACTATTCCAAGGAACCATGTTGACCCTAAGATGGCCCAAATGCTCATCTTGCGTTTCGTGGTAAGCCCTGTAATGAATAATTTCTGGATCGCCTTTTGGGGCATCTGCATGTTTTCTTTTAATGTGGTCGCATACCACATGCGGAACACATGCAATCCTGAGTTTTGCTGGATGCCACCGATTCCAGCATAAGAATAAATCCTGCGTACCCTTACCGTCATATCCCTCAAATGTAGCCAAGGATAGGGCCTTCTGGTTCAATAGGGTGCATCCAAGCCCACACCAATCGCTTGGCACAATAGATCCTCTTCCAATAGCAGGATAAGCAAAATCCATCCATCCCCGTTTTCTCCATCCATGTTTGGCAATAACCTCCCAAATGTTTCCGTCTGGAGGGCAAGCTTTAATTTTTTCACGTAACCGCCCCATCCTTTTCATTTCTTTTTCGGCTGTTTTTTTATCTTTGCATTCTTTAAGTCGGGCTTCACATGCTTTAATTGCACTCTTTAGCCTTTCTGGAACTTTGCGTTCCTCCATTGTAAAATCCTCATTAATCTGCGATTGGGGACTTCCAAATCCCCCCAAAAACATTCCGTTGGGATAGGTGACTGCTGCTATATCGTAATACGGGCTTCCATCGGCTTGCGGCATTTGAAGAACCCACTCTGCTACTCGGAGGCTTTCGGCGCTAACTAGCATATCGCTCTCCACGCTCCACAGCGAGGTAGCCCGAATTTTCCTAGCCAAACTAAACGCCGCTCCCTGAAGGCGGGCAATTAACATTTGGCTTTGTTCTTTGTATTTTTCTCCTTCAGAGTCATCAACATCAACATTGATAGATGATATTTTCCAGCCGTCTGGAAGTTCTGTTTGAGCCAACTCAATGGCATTTTTGGCCTCTTTACTTTTGTCTGTAGCCAAAATAAAGTGGGCCTCTTCATGGTGAGATGCTGCTGCCGCAATATGGCGTAATACCGATTGCCAACAATAAAAATACTTTTTGGTGGCGTAAGTGGCTATGGCAATCATCGTGATTCGGGGTTCCAGTTATAATCAAATTCATAAGGCCCAACCCTGTCTTCATCAGGGTTCTCAATGTCGTATTGAGTGGACGGCATATTGAGCATGGCGGCTTCGCGGTGACCCCAAGCTGGAGTAAATCCATGCCAAATTCCAGCAGGAATCGTCACAAGCATAGGAACTGAAGATGATAGAATTATGGTTTGGTTAATTCCAGATTCGCTGTTATATAAACCAAGCCTTGCCGCGCCATTTACACAATACCAGCGATCTATTTGCTTTTGATGGCGATGCCAAGCTTTAATTACTCCTTGTGTGCAAGTTGTAATATATGCCTGCCCAAATCCATGGGGATCGTCGGTAAGCCTGAATATTTCAGTCAAGCATCCACGATCATCAATATTTACTTTAAGTTGTTTGATTTGTGCTAACATTTTGGCCTGACAAAGTTCATTGTTTTAATAGTCCCTCCATCTTTGACCCTTTTCTTTTCACGATCAAACTTCTCCTCGCTGATCATGTTGCGAATTCGGGAATTGGACAGTCCAGTAATTTTCATTACTTGATCCACTGTCTTCCATCCATTGGCATTCATCGCCTCAATGGTGGTGAATGTAGTGTCCCTGCCAACAGACTCCCAAACCTTATCCCATGATGGGATTACAATTTTAGGAGCGGGCTTTTTTGTTCTACTAGTTTTGCTATGTGTTGTTTCCATGAGAATGAACCTTTGTCTACGGTGAAGGTGAGGAATCCAAAGTCTACTTTGCCCACACATCGGCGGGCTCCGAACTTGCTGCCTGCTCCTTGGAGTGCTGGGGTGGTCATGGCGATCCAGTCGCTTCCTCCGCAGAAGTTGTGGTAATGAACATGACTTCTTAGCAAGACGTTGGCCTTGTGCTGCTCTCCTTCTTCGGTAAGCAATACATTCCAGAGGCGGTCTTTGGCTACCCCCGTGTGCCTTGTGTGGGGGAGGCTCCCGCTTCCTGCTGGGTGGTGTTTGAGATCGAAGACGATTCCTTCGACTTCAATCCAGAGTTGGTCGGAGATGGTAGCTCCCACTCGTTCTGCGATAACATTCTCCCAATCCTCTCCGTCTGAGGAACTCACATGGTAGGGAGTGCCCCTTGAAATTGCTATCTTGCAGTTCTTTGTTTTCGGGATTTGACGGATGATCTTTACGGCCATATCCGCCTGATCCTCCATATCGGGGGCTAGAAGCTCCGTAGCCCCGCTTTTCTTGCCCTTACCATCCACCAGATCCCCGTTGACGAAAATAATGTCGTAGGGGCCGTTACGCGCAATCTCGCGGGCATACCATGTCCAGTGGGCTTTGTTAATTTGAGCCCAGAGAGGAATTTCTCCATTCTCGTCTTTTTCGGGCAACCAGCCTGTTGGGGTTAATCCGACCCTGTGGCCGCAATGAAAGTCCGATAGGACTGCTATTTTTTTCATAGTAGGTTAGTTGAAGTTGACGCCACGATCCGCCATTTCGTTCAAAAGAAACTCACGGACAGACTCTATGGTCTCGGTGTGCCATTCGGGATCAGACCCGTGTTTAACGTGGGATCGGAAACGGGATTCCATTCCGAACAAGATTGAATACATATCCCCAGCCTTGTGGGCCATATCGCATTCGACCTGTTCTTCTGGAAGGTCGAAGCTAAGTGTGGATTTTGGCATAAGAGTTATTTGTCTTTAAGGACTTTCTTCAAGTCCCCGTCATCCAAATCATCGTCATCGTCTTCATCTTCGTCTTGTCCATAAAGGATGTCATGGATGTTGGAGACAATACCTTCGATGGCATAGTCATTGCCGAATTTAAGGAAGGCGTTCTTTGTCTCCCCGCCGTCTTGGAAAGTAGCCACCACAAACCCCGAATCAAAGTATTCAATAAGCTCGGCGCATAGCTTGTCCAACACCTTCTGGAGCCTTTCGTCATGGACGGCCATAAGCTCAGTCTTGGGTTTCTCCGCAGTTTTTGCATCGGATGATATTGACACCGCCCATTGAGATGCGTTCAATCTTTTCTGACCCACAGTAGAAACAGGTCTTAGGAGCGGGCTTGCGGTAGACCTTCTTCTTCTTGTCCTTGCTCATTTGACTGTTGATGGATTGATTCTGACAAAGTTGCGAACCAAAGACGCAGACCGCGTCTTAAGCCACACCCCGTCTCCAGAGGCGGAGTCGCGGGTTCCGCGCCCATTGGTATTACCCTCCACACATTGGAACTTTCCGTCAGATAGAACCTTGGTCACAATCCCGATATGGGAGAAGTCAAACACGGCGAAGTCTCCAACATGGGGCTTGGCCTTATTGGAAAATACTTTCGTAGTAGCGGGTCTTTCTTTGGCCCATGAGATATACCCAAACGCTGCTGCTGTCTTCGGTCTCCATTGCTCTGGAGTCATCACCTTGAGTCCCAGCCATTCAACATTATCCCTGTCCTTAAGCCACTCTTGAGTAGCCCACGATGTGAAGGCCGCGCACCATGGCCAAGATGCTGGTTTTAAAGTTGTTGCCCCCTGATACTTCCGAATTTGCGGGCCGTTGTTGTTACCCCCGACTTCTTTTACTCCTACTTGGGACTTGGCGATATCAGCCAGTTTTTCTAGCGGGTTTTTTATTTCGGGCTTTTTGGCGACTGGCTCTGGATTTGAGTTCGTCTTGGATTCGGATGGCAAGCTCGGCAAGGACGGCGCTGGGCCATTCTTTGATTCGATGCCAAGTAGTTTCAGGATTAACTTCCACATGGGTTGATTTCACCCATAAACCTTACCACTTGCAAACTCTTTTTCCGATATCCCAATTCCTAGAAATCCGCTCCACCTCTGACTCCGATGGTGAGGGAAGTCTTTCCATCATGGCCCCGCTTACCCTTGGCCCAGAAACGGAGGGAACCGAGTAAACGGACAAGGAAACTTCTGCGATCTTCTTTGGGAGGGACGGGGACGAGTATTGCTTTGAGGACTTCATGGGATAAGGGCTTCACAGACGTTTCTTTCGGCTACAGGCGGGCTTGCGGGCTGGTTTGCGGGCAGCAGGCACCTCAATAGCCCTACGGACTTCAGTGTAGGTTACAGGCCCAGCCACGCCATCCACATCTGTATTGACCAAGGCTTGAATCTTCTTGACGCCCCTAACATTCACTTCATTGGTGAAGTAATTAACCATGGAGATCAAGAGGGCTACAACAAATCCTGTGAGGGTTGTTTGGTCTACGGATTCAGCCAACTTGGGATCAATCATGGCGAGCTTAGAAACAACCGCTGCCACAGCCACGGCGATAATCGGGGTGATGACGCCTCCAGATTTGGAGACTAAAAATGCTAGGATTTTATCTTTCATTTGATTATTCCTCCAACTTCACCCGCTGAACTGCCGATTCAATCGTGAAGCGGATTAGGGACTCGGAAACGTCGATACCATTACGAAGAGCAGCACTGGTTAGCTTTTTGACGGCTGCTTCGCGCTTTTGGCTTCCGCTTTTGCTGGAGTCGGCCAACTCGCGGACAATGTCCAAGGCAAGGGGCAAGAGGGACGCCGCAGCATCCACAAATAGTTCACGGAGGATAGGGGCATAAAAGCTCCAGATTTTGGCGGGAATCCCGAAGAGGTAGCTAAAGAATGATTTCATATGTTTAAAGCTAGACTAGAATCCCTTGGACTTCAAGTAATCTTCGATTCTTTTTGTGCGCTCGTCAATTCTGGCTAGGGTCTCAGACCTCTCTTGGTTTTCCTTGTTGATCATTTCAATCCGCGCATCCTGTTTAGCATCATTGGCTTGGATAGACCGCATCTGTTCTGGGAGGACAACCCATCCATTAAGCGCCGAAAACAAAGTAACCATTAGGGCAATGCCCGCAATCAACTCGCTCATCGTCAGCTTAACTCCACGCTCCATACCCCTGCGTCTTGGTATTTCTTCTATGCTCATAGTGATATCTTATCTAATAAAATTAAGGGCATATTTTACTTGATGTAAATGGGGAATCCCAAATAGCCAACCAAGGATAATCTGCATAGCTGTAGGCCCTTGTTATTTCTCCTAATCCGCTATTTTCATAAATCCAAACACCAGTTTCATATCTCACAACTTCATCACCATATTGATAAGTTTCTTTTCCGTATGGAAGATAGCCAATTGGCGATAATGTCCTATCCCCAAAAACCCAACCCGTCATAAGAACTTGTGCGGTTGCATTATCGCAAGCTGGTTCTGGCGGCACAAGCAAGCTGGTAATAATGGAGGCTACTTGGTAACGCCAAGGCCAATTAATGTAAGTGGCTAGGTTTGCGGGGTTGGCTGTGTCTCCGCGATAGGCGGCGGCAATATGCCCCAATGCTTGTTTTTCACTCCAGTCGATAGTGCCAAGGCTCGACCCCGAAACCGCATCATAGATGGCCTTCCACACATATTGTTTAGGAAGAGAGATGTAGTCTGCTTCGGTCTTCGGGCCTCCTGCGGCTACGGCGATCTTGGCCCAGAGATAGCGTTCTGGGAGGGTAACGTAATCGGCAATAGATCCAGATCCCAATTCTCTTACCAGCCATTGGGAAAGCATATACCTTCGGGGCTGATCCGCCGCCGAAGCAAACACCGCATCTAAAGTAGGGAGAGCCATAGCCTATGGTCTCCGTCTTTTAAGCCATGCCCATGATGCGCTCACCCATGCCAGCCATAGGGGACACACCAGCTTCCATTTCGTCAGCGGCCTCGTCCTCCATCTCGTCTTCGTCTTCGGCCTCTTCAGCCGCAATCTCGACGCCAGCCAACATGGTGGGAACCAGCGAATCTCCGTCAACACGGAAGGTCACAAGCTCTTCAAAGGTGTCGCCATCAGCAACATCTTCAGGCAGGGTATAATCAGTCGGTATAGTTAGTTTCATAATAGTTATTTTCTCCTCATAGAGCTTGCCTCAGATTTTACTCCGAGGCAAGCCTTGATGAAGGGAACCTAATTAATTAGGGAACCAAGTATCCGTAGCCGCTGCCGCTGGCGCAAGGAACGAGATCGTTCGCAAGGCTGCAACGGAGGTGGATGATGTAATATCCCCATTCAGGGAAGATCTGCTTGACGGCACAGGCCATCTTCGCCCGCCAGTAACCACTGTTTTTGTCGGGGTTACAATTTTTATCATACTCGTTGACCCAGCGGAAATCTCCGCGATAGTTCTGAGCATCATAAACCAGTTTGCCGACTTTGAGGTTCGGGTTCGGGACGAGCCACTCCATCGCCTTCGGATGGAAGATAACCGTGGAGGTATACTTCGCATTCTTGTAGGCGGGGTTGACCACGGCTTTCGTGCCCTTGAAGGCACCTTCCGTGATGTAAGGAGCAACCTCGACCAACGTGCCACCAGCGCCATCGTTGAAGCGTTTCGGGAACGGACGGCTGTGGAACACATAACCAGCGTAGCTCTTCTTAGGAAGAAGCATCTGGCCATTGGTGCCCAACAGGTCGTTCACACGATCACTCCAGCGGATGTCCTGACGGATGTCCTCGTTGATCTTGACCAACTGTTCGATGGTGGCGCGATCCGACATCACGTTGAAGACGGGAGCGCCGTCATCGGTGACTGCATCGCCGTCATCTCCAGCGTTGTCCGAGTAGAGGGTGTCGTAGATCTGACGCAGAACGCCAGTCGTAAGAACACTCGTCGGGGCCGTGAGATCACTGATCGTGGCCAAATCGTTGGTGATGGAACCAGTGGAACCAAGACCAGTCTGTTTGTCGAAACCTGCCTCAACGCTCATAACATTGACGTTGGACAGATAATCGTTGTCGTAACGCTTGATCCACTCAACGTTGACGTTGTCGGCCAAGATCTTGATGTAGTTGTTTACATCGTCAATCGGGAAGGCCGAGGTGCGAACGTCTTCCAAGCAGATCCAATCCGACTCGACAGCCTGTTGGCGGAGCGAAAAGTTCTTCTGATCGAAGGCGTAGCCGACTTTCTTGACGGGAGCCAAGCAGGAGTTGTCCTGACCAGCTTCGCCAGTAACACCGATGGTCTCCCAACCGCTGCCAGAGGCAATCGTGCGGCGGGCGATGGTGTTGGTGATCGTTTTGCCCATGTTGTCGGGAAATGCCGACTGGGTGACAAGACGGAGGTAAGGATCTTTATAAAGACCCAAGCGATGGGTACCAAGAGCAATGCGTCCAGTCTCGCGCTGGAACTGATCACTGATGGCCTCACAAGTTGTAGCAGTTTGTGCTGACATTTGTTTAGTTTCTTTCTATTTAATTTAAGGGTTAGGTTTGATATCAAGGCATAGAATGCCCATCTATCGGTTGATTTTCTGGGCCGCGACCAGAGATTTACGGCAACAAATTTTGAAGGCTAACCCGCCAGCGAGGCATCCGCGACCAACTCGGACTTAAGTCTTGAGCGCAAACTATTACATTTACGCCAAATTGTCAATAGCAGAATTTAGCGGAATATAGATTTTCCGAAATTCATCAAGCTATCCACATCCTCATCTTCTTCGCTGGCATCCGTTTCGGTAGCCTTGCCAAGACTCGGAGTGGCCCCAACTAGTCCTTCCAGTTGGGTCTTAAGTTCTTTGATTTCGGCGTCCTTGGTCTCGCTAACCTTCTGCAATTGGGCAGAATAATGGTTGATGGCACTTTCAAGGAAGGGGACAACAGCGGCCCGCGCAAGGATGGCGCTTCGGTCTTCGACGCTCAAGCGATCCAGATTGGTCTCTGCGGCGTTTTTCTTGGCGCTGCGGATGTGGCTATTCCAGTCATCCTGTCCGTCGATTTCTTGGAGGAAATTGTAGCGGTCTTCCAAATTTGTCCACGTTTTGGCCGTGAAGGCTTTTTGGAGACGAAGATCGTTCTCAATAAATTCCTGTTCAGATTGGGCCTTGCGGGCATTTTCTGCCTCTGAGAGGGATTCGGCCTCCTTCTGGAACCGCTCATGGTATTGAGCCAGTTCATGGTATTTATCGGCCATCTTGACAATGGACATCTGCTCCATGCGCTTGAAGTCTCCCGTCAGGTCTTCTAGGGAGTCGATTCTCTTTCGGGCATCGGGCTCGGTGAGGGCTTGCCAGAGTTTACTGAAGTCCGCGTCATTGGCCTCTGCAATAGCCCTTAGATCGCCCTGAAGGCCAGCCAGAGGCTTTTTGATGGACTCAACGTACTCTGGGCTTCTTTCAAAGTTGGCGGTCTTTAGCTCACGATTAAGCTCTGCCATGCGGGTCTTGTACCCCTCTAGCTCTTCTTGGAGGGACTTGACTGTCTCCCCCTCATATTTTCCAACCTTCTCCTTGGTGGCTTCCAGTTCGGCCTTGAGGCGATCCCGCTCTTCGCGGGCCTTTTTCATTTCAGTTTTAATCTCTTTCCAGCTTGAGATGCCCTTCTCGGAATCATCTCCTTCGGGCCTGTCTGCCACTTCTTTATCTTGGAAATGGGGGTTGAGAGGAAGATCGTCATCTGAAGCATCTGCCTTCGGAGCCTCTTCTTTGGTCTCCTTGGATGCGCTCTCGGTAATCTTCTCTACCGCCTTGGCCGTCTCTTCCTTGGTTGCTTTGGCCTTGGGCTCCGCTTTAACGGGAGCTTTTTTCTCCGCCTTGGGAGCTTCCTCTTTCGGGGTTTCGGCGGCGGGCGTTGGCTCTTCTTGCTGGGTTTCAGGGGCGGGCGTCTCACTTGGAGTGGGTTCTACAGGTTCTTGATTTTTGCCACCAAAGATTGTGCCAGCAAAGTCTGCGTCACCCGTGAGGGCTGAATTGAGGATATCGGCCATAATAGTATATTAGTTATGTTAGTTGGTTTCTTCTGAAGTTATATGGGAAAAGGGTTCTGGCAAGTCAAATTTAGGTTTATTTACCTGTCCATAACCAAGAGTTTCAATGAGATCCATAACCTCTTGACTGCCCTCATAAAAACCCGCGCTCTTAATGAACACTGGCGACAGATCAAAACCTTGCGCCACAGGACTACTGCTCCGCTTCGGACGAACCCGTTTGGAGATGAATTTAAGCCCCTTCTGCATATGGGGCATCGCCCACGTTTTGCTCCATTCACGGGCGTCCTGATCGGTCCATTCAGTCATTAGATATATACTACCGCTAACAGCGGACAAGTGGTTTGTCTAGTAGAAAGTTATACTTGTGTAGCCATCGGGGGTCGGCCTGCGGGCCTAGCCGTTTTCTCTAGAATAGAACTCCGCGTCTTAAGATCATTAAGAGCCATCTGTTGCCTGATCGTCTCCATCTTCTGTTGATGGGTTTCTTGATTCATCATCCGCTTCTCCTGCATCTCGGCTAGTTTAAGTTGGGCCTTCTGGAATTCCATTTCCATCTTGGGATCAATCTGCTGTTGTCCCCCTTCTTGCGGGGCCATAGCAGCCTCTTGCATTTGGCTCTGTTCGGCCATAGCCCGATTGATTACCTGCTGCTCCAATTCATCAACATAGGCCGTGACGTTCTGAAGCTGGCGTTTAAGTTCGTTGACCTCTTGCTTGCGGAAGCTGTTGTTTGAGAAGAGAACCAAATGCTCGGTGGTATGGTCGGCTGTGGGACGGAGGATGGCCATAGCCCGCTCATCGGGCATCTGCTGTTGGCGATGCATTTCAATAATCTCCGCCATAAGAGGAATGTGGGCTTCGATATGCACAGCATGGTTTTGGCTGTCATGCACCATCTGTTGAATGCCATTACGAAGGTTGCCGTTTTCAAGGTTGGCAATATCAAAGTCAATTGTACGGCGGGGGCCTTTCTCGGAGACGAAGAGGTTGACCTTCTGCCAACCCACCCCAGAGATACCAGCGATGACGGAACGAAGGGTGTTCTCTTTGCCCTTTTCGTCCATCAAGGAGTAAAGCTCCATGAGTTGCTTGGAGGCCATTTCGGTCATTACGGGGCTTCCATCGCCCATGGCGCGGAAGGCTGTGACTTTAAGAAACTGGCGCATCCGCTCAACACTTACTCCTCTACGTAGACAGCGTTTACGGAATTCTAGGGCTAGGCGTCCACCCTTATCGTTGGCTGTGAGAAGGGGGCTAACTGCTCTACGATACTGCTCGGTCAGAAGTTTGTTATATGGAGTGTAAAAGAGTTCCAGTGCTGCGGCGTTGAGCGTGGATTCTTGGCGGGCCTGCTGGACAACTTCGGTAGCCGACCTTGCTTGGCCTTCGGGCGTGGTCTGCCTAGAACGGTAGCTACCTGTATTATTCTGCAACACCTGACTCATCAGGTTGTAAACAGGAAGCCCCTGAGTTGCTACTGCGGGAGGTTGAAGTTGGATCGGGGTCAGCCCGCTAGGGATAAATGTATAAGGCCCGACCTCAATGTATTGAAAGTCTTGGATGGCTTCGGCGTCACCCTGCAACTGGATAAGCCCAGAAGTAATGGCGGCTTGGGCGGCTTGGCACAACACGCGGTTGGAAATCTGAATCTGATTGTAGATCTTCTGCTTGAGCCCGCGAATGGTGTGGAAGGTTCCTTGTCCCACTCCGTAGGTGAAGATGACGAAGCACTGGTTGACATCTCCATAGCGGCTGTAGCGTTCGTAGAGGAAATCCGAAGAATCCCGACTGCCAATCAACTGGGTGAACTTGCCGTCAAACTCCTTGTTATAACCATAGACCAATTGTGCTCTATGATATGCAGATTCACCCGCATATAGGTCGTTTTCTTTTATTTCGCGCTCAAAATCTTCCCAGTGGGCAGTGTAGTTCTTCCACTGATCCCGCTTGGTTGATGCCTTCCAGATGGCTTGCTTGACCGCGTTGAGATTCCAGCCAAGGGCCTTGGCCGCTTTAGGATTGCGGATGTAGTTGTATAGCTCGCTCACGCTCATGGAGCGTTGGACGATGGCTACTTCGATAGATTCGTCTGAAACTTTAGTGTCGCGAGCCACTTTAAAGTCCTTGAGTCCGCACGGCTCCCAGAAGATGGAGCGTTCGTCGGGCCACATAGCAACCCCAACTCCATCTCCGACAAACTCTCTGGAGAGGAGTTGCATGTTATAAGCGTGGTCGTTCCACTCCTTGAGCATCCAGTCAAACTCTTCAGAGATGATCTCAGAGTCCTCGTTGGAGTCTCCTTCGTAGGAGTCCATGATGACGTTGGCGATGCGGGGCACCCCGTTTTGGAGTTCAATATAGGGGGCTAGAGCAGCCTCCATAATGGAGTTGGCTTCTCCAAAGTTGGCATTGACTACGTGGGTAAGTCCCTTGGATTTAAGCTCTTCGGCATCATAGGGTGCTTCGCCGTTGACTAGGGCTTGAGCCCGCGCACGAAGATACGCCGCATCCTCGTCTTGTTCGATATACTTATTTGCAATGGAAATAAGATTGTCGGAGGATTTGATCCGCTTTTTAGGAGGAGATCCCGCCTCGTTCAAATTCTCCAGTTCTGCGTTACCGTTAGAAGCCATTAGGAATAAATAGGTTAGTTTGTTTCGGGATTTAAGTCAAAGCTATTGCGTCCATCCCGTAATGATCCCGTTGGATATGGTCACGGAGTTGGTGGTGTAGTTGGTTCCATCGTAGGAGACGAAGGTGCGGTTGGTGGTGATGCCGTTGCCAAGGCCGAGGTTGGTGCGGGTAGCGTCCGCTGACACATTGGTTCTAAAGATTATTCCATTTGTTCCTAGATCAAGGCTCATCCCGCCAGCAGCACGCACATTGAAGGAATTGTCATTAGTGGAAGAGAAGGATATAAGATCAGGTGCATTGACTCCATAATCGGCAAAAACAAATGACCCAAAATGAACCGCTTTTGCTGCCGTTCCAGCAGCTATAGAGTAGTTGGCCGTTACTTCATTACTTCTTCCACCCAAAACGACTGACAGCCCTCCGCTCACTGCGTGATCACGCCCACCAACAATTACAGAAAAATTACCATTACCCGATACAGTGTTATTTGGGCCTGAACCAATAATAGCGGAACCAACACCGCCAGCCACATTTGTTAGCCATGTGGCTCCAAGGCCGAGGTTAGTGCGGGTGATGGCGGCTCCGTTGGTGTTGCTTGCGCCAAAGGCAATACCTAAACCAGACTCCTCAAGCCTCATGCCAACACTACCAATAAAACTAATTCTTTGGGAATTTCCCTGCCAACCAATCGCAGCGCCACCTCCTGATGTAGATTGAGAAAATCTTGCCCCAGCAGTGCCAACAGAAATTCCGTTTGTACCAGTTGTAATTGTATCAAATGTTGGAGAACTATTTGTTCCAACTCCTAAATCATTAAGAAAATTTGCGTTATTTGTATTTGTTAGAACTGGCAAACCAAGACCGAGGTTGGCGCGGGTGAAAGAGGCTGCGTCAGAGTTTGTGGCATTAAATCGAATCTCTTGGTTAAACCTAAAATAGCTATCAATATAAGTTTCGCCTTCACTCTGGATTGTTACCCCATCGTCTATCTTCACATCCGCGCTTAACCAAATGCTATTCGTGAACGTCAAAAAGTTGGTTCCCGTATTGGCGACTACTTGGCCATTGGCCGTATTAAATCCAAGCGTTTTGATGGTCTGCCCGTAGACCCCGACCCCCAAAATCCCGAATAAAAGTGTAAGTGCTAGTTTCTTCATCATGGTAATACCTCTGTTAGCGGGGTTCCGTCTGTGTCTACTCTGAGTCGGCGTCTGACCCCGTTGGAATCCCGCAAGATAATCCCCTTGGCCGCACTAGTGATCTCAATGTCATCCGATCCCACCTTGAAGGCAGCATCGTCTCCCTCCGCATAGGTTCCTGCGGTGGTTCCTGCCACTACGGGCTGGGGATAATATGCTGATAGGAATGCCATTATGTTTCGGGGTTCGGGGTGGATAGATCAGCCACAGCCTCCGCACTCGCCTCTTCAAACGATGCCGCAGGGATTCCAAAGCTGGCCGCAGGTGCAGCGACAGGATTCATCGCCCAGCCCAGCATCACGGCCTCCAGCCAGTTCTTCGCGGCGGTCATTTTTACGCCGAGCGGCTTGCCTGCTTGGAGAAGGGCCATTTCAAAACGCTGGAGGGCGGCGATTTGGTAGGCGCTAAAATACTGCGAGACGATTTGCTCTGCGGTATAGATAAGATCGGTGACCGCCCAAGTGCGCGTCACAGTCTGCGCTTCCACATTGACGGAATCCGATTGAGTGAGCACTTGGGTTTCGGAGTTGTAAGCAGGCGGTTCGCTTTCCACCACAGTCATCTCCAAAAGCTCTGGAGCAAGACCGACAATCGGCTCCTCATCAATGCGCGGCCACGGAAGGACTTGTTCTGTTTGGGTATTGTAGAGAAGTTTCATGCTTAGAATATTACGCTGACATTAGAAAGTGCAGGAGTTTGAGCCGCTGCCCCTTTCCAAAAGTTGATGCGAACCACATGACCCGCAGGCACGTTGGACGCTGTAAGCGTGACGGTCTGTGGTGTGTTGATTGCAGTTCCCGTACCTGCAATTTGCTGACCCGTAGTTCGATTAAAGATATTTGCAGCCATTGCCCACGCGTTTGCATTAAATGGATTTGAGGCGCTAAATGTGAGAACAAAATCAAGCGTTGCAGGCATTGTGAAATCTTGGAAAAACGGCAATGTCCCCCCTGCTTCTACTGGTGAACGTGTAAGGCCCTGAAGATTTGCGTAATAGACGCCATTCAGCAAACGCACCAAGAAATCGTTTGTAGCCACATTTACGAACGCGCCCCAGCCGAAAGGAACCGCCCTGCCCCACCAATTCGCAACATTGCTGGTCATGCCAGTGACATTTGAAAAGTCACCGTTTACGATGCGTTCTTCAGCGAAGGCATACGGATTGATTACAAAAGCACTCACAGCCTTGTCCCTCCGAGAATAACTTTGAGTCCAGCGCCAGCTACCGTTGAACCGACTTGGTCAATGTCGATAGTAATCTCAGCATTTTGCGAAAAATCACGATAAGTCGCATCAATCACCGCAGGGGTTGCTGCTGTAGCACTGGTCTTTTCCGTGGCGTCGATTGAGAGTTTGGTGGACAGAACGCTGTTGGCTCCGTTGTTAATGTCTACAATCAAGGTAGAGCCTGTCGGAGCCACAGTAACTGAAGAAGAAACTGAAGTAAGACGGAACGCCACAGGAGCGCGGAACGTGACTTTAGCTGCACCAGCAGTCAGTGCTGGTGTTTCGTTGGAGGCGGCGATGACGAATTCGATGGGAGAGCCGACGAGATTTGTAGGGGCGAAGTCTGTGGTGTTAGCCGCTGCTGCCGTACCCAATGTTGGCTTATTTAAAATTGCCGCGTCCCCGCTGGTTGCGTTCCAATCAGACTTAATGTTGGGCGAAATCTCTACATAGTCAGAAAGCGCCGTAACCCACACATACGTCTTGAAAGTATCAAGGGCAGTATAAACGCGATCCACCTCACCCGTGACGGGGAATGCTGCCCTATTGGCAAACGACGGAAACAAACTGAGATGCGCCCTCGCGCCGACAAGATTGGACGTAAGCAGTGTTCGGCCAGAACCCGTGGAATCAGAAATTGCGCTGGCGGGGTGGGTGTGGGAAAGCGGGGTTCTGGCGTCACTTAGGCGAACATCATTTCCTTCACAGGCCGTGCCAGATGTGGTTCCGTAGCTGACCGTGAGGGTTCTATTAGCTGTAAGATCTCCTCCACCCGTAAGCCCTGTTCCTGCGCTGATAGTTCTGCTTGTCGGCACACCTCCGATATTAGTTAGTGCGGTTGCTGGGTTGCTAACATCACTGAGATTGTTGACCTCCAGAAGCGCACCCTGTGCCGTCAAAAGCCCGCCAACATTGATTGTCCAAGCTGTAAATGGCCCACCCGTGCCTTCCACAGTATCAACATTAACTACCAATGATGTTCCAGAATAGCTGACAACAAAAGCATGCATATGACGGCTTGCATCGTATACAATAGTAACGTCCTGTGTTGGGGTGTAGCTAAGTCCCGACTGTACAATAAATGTCTTGGAACCAGTAGTAAGAGAATGGGATGATGTGCTGGTTGTAAGGTATCTGTCTCCGCGATTTGCCAGCGTAAACGCTGTAGTAGCAATCTGAGTGGTATTGGTTCCAGCAGCAGCAGTGGTTGCTGTCGGGGTTCCCGTAAGAGCGGGGGAATCCAGATTGGCTTTAAGGTCTAGTGCTGTCTGGGTGGCTGTGGATACAACTTTATTCAGATCCGATGTGTTATCAACATTGGAAAGCCCGACATCAGACTTGGTGGCCGTGGCTCCGACTGTGACCCGTCCTTTGGTATCTACCGTGACTTTAGTGTAGGTTCCCGCGCTGACCCCTGAAGTAGTTAGCGTGGGATTGGGATAGGTTCCCGCAAGATCTCCTCCTGCTGGGCCGCTTGGTATGGTGGATCCGCTGTAGCGCGGCAAAATTTGCCATCCTCTTGTAGCCCCAGTGTAGATTAGAGTAAAATAGGCTCCCTCAACGTTACAGACTAAATTCTCTTCAAGGCTCTCAATCCGTGATCCGTTACGAGCTATAGTTAGATTATTTGTGTCAAATGTATCTGAAAAATCAAAGATATCAACGGCGTCTCCATTGCTTGGACTAGCTGGCAGTGTAAGCGTAAATGAACCTCCAGACGTATCTGCTGCAATAAGATCTGCGGCCTGTAGCGTGGTATTTGTTGATACTACTGTATAGTTGATGTCGGGCTGCGGGCCAGCAGGGCCAGCGGGGCCAGTTTGCCCAATAAGGCCGCGCTCAACGATCTCAATAACCTCTACTTCTCTCTCTGTTACCTCAATGATTTCTTGGCTCATCGGGCGATCTCCTGATAAACCTTGGCCTTACCAGTAGCGAACGCGATGTAGGTATAGCCAGAGTAAAGTTCAATTTCGTAGACGTTGTCTCCAGCGGTGAGATTTGAAGCCTGTGTAGCGGTAATTTCTATTTCAATTGTTCCAGCGGTTCCGCCAAGTGTAATCCCGCTTCCAGAGGTCAATGTGAGCAAACTGGCGCTATCCTTGGCGCACTCCCGAATCACCATGTTGGCCCCGTAGCCAGTAAGATTGACTGGGACATTTGATTTTCCTTTGCAAGACTTAGTCAGATAACGAAACTTTGCCGTCCATGTTTTTCCTTGGACGATCTCAATATCTCTCTCAAGTCTCCAGTAGTTGGTCATTTGTAAACTGGTAGCCAGAACTGGTTGGTTCCAACGCGGATTTCAATAAAGTCATTGATTTGGTTGTTGGTCAAAGGATTGCTGTTGGTTGCGTTGGTAGTAAAATCCAAGCGTCCTTCCACAATCAAATTGGTCTTCGCCGTCACTGTAGATGTAGCGGTCAATGTACCCGATGCCGTTATATTGCTGAATGTGACATCGTTGGTTTGGCCAAGGCCGAGGTTGGTGCGAGTGGCGGCGGCGGAACTAAAAGAGACGGGATTAGCAAAAGAAGCACCCGAAAGGCCGATAGAAAAAAGCGGTGCTCCAAGATAACTAAAGGTAACAGATTCGCCATTAGTTGCGCCAATGCCAATCTGTGAATTTGAAAGAAAAAGACTTCCAAACGTAACGTTATTAGTGGTGCCCAACCCAATCGCCGTGCGGAAATCCGTGACGTTGGTATTGGTGAGGGCTGGGAGAGGGAGGCCGAGGTTGGTGCGGGTGGTGGCGGCGTTAGTGGTGTTGTTAAATGCAATCGGGTTGTAAAACGTCCAACTACCAAGGCCCGAAAGGGTCTGTCCCTTGACGCTTATTTCGGCATAGAGGTCGTTTTGCGAATACCAAGACATTCCAGACTCATTGAAATGTGTTTCTTCTCCGCTTCCATTGTCACCAACAATGAATCCAGTGTCTGGATTGTTTAAAAACCCTCCAACTACAACAGTTCCAAGCGAAACGCTATTCGTTGCCCCCAACCCAATCGCACTTCGGAAATTTGTGACGTTGGTGTTCGTGAGCCATGTGGCTCCCAATCCGAGGTTGGTGCGGGTAGTGGCGGCGTTAGTGGTGTTGTTAAAATTTATGTTCTTATAAAAAGTTCCTGTTTCTGGTTCAAATACAGTAGTTCCTTCCCAACTAAGTTGATCAACGCTTACTGTTTCAAATGACACCTCATTCGTTGCAGACAACCCAATCGATGAAAGAAAATTTGGAATAGTTGTATTGGTGAGCCATGTTGCCCCCAATCCCAAATTTGTTCTGCTTGCCGCCGCATTGGCTACTGCATTGGTTCCAGAAAATCGAATTGGTTCCACAAAACTAATGTTGTGATAAAACGCCCAAGCTCCATTTTCGTAAATAAACTTAACAGCCTCATCAAGATTATTGATAGTGATGAGGTTGTTTGTTTCACCCAACCTCCTAATTGCTGTTGTGGAATTAGTTAATCCCTGATGGGTTACGGTAACAGTGTCACCAGCTAGTGTTGCCGCATTGGTGGGAAGTGTAATGGTATTGGTAACTCCAGAAACATTGGTAGACAAAGAATATACGTAGACATTTCTTCCGTTGGTTGTGGCATTTGTCGAATTGGTATTCGGAGAAAATGTCTGGACAATGGTTAGCAAATTGGAAGAAATGGGGGCTAATTGCCAAAAATTTGTCGGGCTTACCACAGATCCATTGGAGTCCACGGAAACCAATCTAGTTCCAGTATTGCTGTTTGTTAGCGCAGACCATCCAAGACCGAGGTTGGTGCGGGTGATGGCGGCGTTGGTGGCGCTGTTAAAAGAAATGGGCCTCCACGCCGTAATTAAATCGTTGGTAAAATATAAATAATCAGAACCATCAGAATAAATTATACTATCACCACTAAAATAAATTGCTTCAGTCTGAATTGCTCTAAACGTAACATCATTCGTCGCCCCCAACCCAATCGCCGTCCTAAAATTCGTGACATTGGTGTTGGTGAGCCATGTGGCTCCGAGGCCGAGGTTGGTGCGATTGACCCCAGCAAATGCGCTAATCGTAAAACTATTGGTGTCTTCGATTAGCTCAATGCTTTGAAAGTTTGGTTCACTTGTCGCACCCAAACCCAAATTGGTTCTGCTTGCCGCCGCATTGGCTGTTGCGTTTGTTCCAGAGAAATAAACAGGATTGGCAAATGCTTGGTTTTCCAAAAGACTCCAAGATGTTGTGTAAATAAATTTTGCAGCTTCTTGGAAATTACTGATGCTTATTAGGTTTGTTATTTCTCCCTGCTGCCTAATAGCTGTTGTCGAATTGGTTAATCCGCGATGAACAACTGTTGCAATGTCACCAGAAGATGCGTTGGTCGGAAGCTGGATTGTGCTAACGACTCCAGAAATATTTGTTCTGCTGCTATAGACATAAAGATCTCTGCTGTTTGTAACGGTGTTTGTTTCGCTTGAAACGAGATTTGTAAAGCTTTGAACTACTGTTGAAATTGGAGAATTTGCCCAAAAATTTGTCGGACTCACAACAACTCCGCTGGTATTGACTAATACTGGATTGGTATTAGTTCCAAATAGCGCAGTTTGAAATGTAGAAGCACTGGAATTAGTCAGCCCAGACCAAGACAGACCAAGATTTGTTCTGGCTGTTTCGGCATTGGTTGCCCCCGTTCCGCCAGAAATAATTCCAAGAACTCCACTTAAATTTGTAAGCTCAATTGTTGGAAGGTTTGAGCTTGATATTTGTCCAACAAGATTTGTAGAATTCAAATTAGTTAAAGATCCACCATTACTTAAAGCAAGATTACTAAGAGATAAGCTAGAAGGCTGAAAGGCTGTTGCGGGGTTGGTAGCAGCGGTTCCAAGACCAAGTCCTGCGCGGGCATTAGATGCATCTACGCTCCAGAAGTTAGTCGGCTGAACCACTGTGTTATTAGTTCCAACAAGAACATTGCGAGTTTGCCCGAAGCCCGAAACAACCAAAGCTCCTCCGATAATAAGTGAGAGAATAAGTTTCATTTTTACATTAATCGCTTCCAAACCCGCTTGGTTCCTGTTTGGCTATCATAGTCATTGGGTTGGACTACGAAAGGAAGATTTTGAGCATCGGTGCCGTTGGCCAGTTGATAGATGGCGGGGATTCCATCGATAACTAGAAAGATGACAATACCCACCGCATATGTTCCGCTCACCGTATTAAGTCCGTCGAGGTTGGTTGATCCCCCACCATCCAGCCCAGTAATCGATGGTTCCACCCGAAGGATGTTGACGCTGGGTGTTTGAATCGGGGTTGAGCTAACGCCAATAACACTGGAACTTGGGATGGGGATACAAATCTTACTCATTATCGGGTTACCTCTGGAGAAATGATTACGTTACCTTGAAGAATGCGAGTTGTGACGGCCCCGTTGTATAACTCAAGGTCATATACGGCCTTATCACAGACCGAGAGAAGCGCCGTGTCAGTAGCCGAAATAAATAGTCGAATAGCCCCATTTTGAGATCCAGAATTTAAAGTGATTCTACCATTGCCAACCGCCGTGGACAACTCAAGAATTACTGCCTTAGATTCGGGCTTTGAGCGGATCTGCATCTTGGCTGTAAATCCCGCAAGATTAACAGGTGTTGACGGTTCTCCTGTTTCATAAAACAAAGTCTGGTCAAAGGTTGCCCCTTGAAAAATACAAATGTCAGCTTCAGCAATAGGTAGTTGCGCCATAGAAAAAATCCAGCGTAGATTCTACCATTGCCTTCGCAAAGTCAAGGACTGTTTGAGTTTCTTGAAAGTCTCCTTATTAATTCTCTTCTTCTCTTCTATGGCTTCAGAACCAGCCATGGCTCCGAAGACCTTACGAGCGACAAAGAGTCCTACAGCAAAGGAGTCGAATAAGTCGGGCGACTTCCCGATCCGCTTTTTCATGTCGGTTTTAGACTCAATGATAATCTTTCTGGTTCGTCGGGCATATTTTCTTTGGGTCATCTCCCATGCCAGATCTGGGGTGATTCCTTTGAGTTGCTCGCATTCCAAGAAGTAGCGGGCGGCGAAACAGAGTTCACTAGCCATGTTGTGGAACAATTCCTTGCCAACTTGTGGTTTTCCTGTGACTTCGTTTCTCATGGCGTATTGGGCGCTCACTGGTAGATCTGAAGCCGCTCCTGCAAAACTTACTGCGTGCCAACCCTTTAGGAGTTCCCTCTCTCCTATAGACCAGAAAATACCACCAGCCGAGGCGTCCACTCCTATCCATTGGTTCGGGATTCCTAACTTGATAGACAGATCGCTGATCTGTTGTATCATTTCGTACTGGAAGTCCTCCTGAGATCCCGCCCTTCGGTTGAGAACATATTGCTTCTCTACGGCGATGGCCCACTTGCCCGATATCAACTTCCCGTATTTAAGGTGGGTAAAGACAAAGCGGTCTCCACCTTCTGTGTAGCTGGGATCGACTCCTGCTATATCTTTCGGGGTTCCATCCCAGATGGGTTTATCCAGCGCCCCATGGCGAGCTAGAAGAATATCCGAGACAATCGTGGAATCATCTGCGTCTGCTGGTGGCCAGAAACCCCTGAACTTGCGCCAGAACTGGGGGTTGAGTTCTCCGAGTTCCTTTTTGGCCAGAGCCACATCATTAGGTTTGGGAAGAAATGGGTAGCGAAGTCCTTTGCCCTGCTCAAAGGCTTGCTGGTTGGGGTTGTCTTTTTCGGAGTCGAAGCGAATGCATATCCCCTCAATACCAGCCACCCGTATTTTCCAATTCGGGGTATCCTCATCCACGCTCATCCATCCCTTGATGGGTTCGCAGAATTTTCCGTGGGGGTCAAATATGGATGCGGGGTTACCTGCTCCGACAACATAAAGCTCTTGAGCGCCCTTAAATCCCCAGATTGCTTGGTTAATTACGGAAGACGCGCAGTCTTGTAACTCGTCCACAATCAACACGATACGACGATTCTTCTTACCCTGAAGTCGTTTTTGAGCGTCATCTTTGTATTCATCGCCAGCCGCCAAAAGCATGATGGAGGAGGCATCGCTCACCCCTGTTAGGGGATCGATAATGGCTCCCTCTTCTTCGGACAGCTTGATGATATCCATGGATTCGATGAGTCGGCCCGATGCGATTCCGAGGTTTCGGGCTTCGCGATACATCTTGACTAGCGCAGCCCAGATGCGCTGCTTGGCGTCGATCTTACTCGTAGACACCACAATGCACATCGTATTGATCGGGTCGCAGAACCAATTAACCAAAGCAAACGCCGCCATTCCGTAGGACTTTCCTGAGTCCGTCCCTCCTGCCAGTCCCGTGACGCTTCGGATGAACTTGTTGCCAGAAGCCTCGTCTTCTTCGTGGACTGAAGCACAGAAGGCTTGGGCGGCTAACTCTGCCCACTTGTGCCACTGGAAGGTTGGCCAGATTGCCGAAACGACATTGCGGTAGTGGCGGGCTTTGCCGAGCCCCCCTTCTTCGGGTGTCAACCCCATAAGAAATGCATCCATTTCGATACGCAGAGGCGTAATCGCCTGCCCATCCTTGGACAGCCACAGTCTTCCGTATTTTTCTATCCCCTGATCTTCTGTTGCCATCTGAGAAATTTCTATTACACTAGACCCGATGGCCAAACCGTGCAAGCACAAGATCGACTGGGACTTACCAGAGAATAGAATCAAGAAACAAAACGCCTTCCGACTTTATGTCGCTGGGCGGGGAACCAAAGAGATTATGACCGAGCTTGGTTGCACTTCTCCTCCCCAACTATCCAAATTTGTTCATAGCGAGAAATGGGAGCAACATGCCGAGACTTGGAGGGCAAATCCCGAACAAGAAAACCTCTATCCTTGGGAAATTGAAAGACCCAGCCAACTGGTTCCCGCTCCGCCAAAGATGGAGGTTATGGAAAAAGAGAAGCGGATGCAATGCGTCAAAGCATTCTCTATGTTTTGCTCTGGGCGCAATGTTCCTGATATCGCCTCAGAAATC